CGTAGGCGTTATTCAACAGAGCATTATCAAGAATACCGGTCATTGAAACACCAAGCAAACGCTCTTCTTCAGTGTTTGTCTGCCAGATCTTCCGCAGGTACGGGAAGTTAGTCATCGTCGATTGAAAAGTCCCAAGAATGGTCGCAATACGAACCTTATTGCGGAGTCTATCCATATCATCAGTACTACGAACAACAACGCTAGATAGGTTACAAAACTGATAAGGACGTAGAATAATTTCACTGCAAGGATTCGTACCCCACTCTTTATTAACCTGCCTGCGTTGATTCTTACCTGCTTGAAGCTCTGACGCATAGCGGTTAAAAATGCCACGCTCACCTGAATGGCTTTCATAGATGTTGCTCCATTCCCTCATGAATTGTCCTACATCTGGCTTACGATCATAGACAGCAGAGTTATTTGCCAGTGCTCGTTGACCGTTACCGTCCCACCAGTTGCCTGCCTTAGCGTGTGCCATACGGTCATCATTAAGGTCAGACAAAGAGATCATGGCACTACGGCGCACTCCACCAACGACAACAACTTCCCCGATCTTACACAGGAGGTCATGACATTCGATTGTATGCAGCTTACGCCCCACAGCACCTTTGAATTTGTTGACGACATACTTGAATAGATCGACAAGTGGTTCTGGCCCACTGGCACGTCCTCCGAATGTCTTAAGGCGTGTTCCGGCAGGACGAACAGCGGATACATCCCACTTCGGGATCTCCCCGGCGTATAGTAGTGAAATAATTTGACGCAGGCTCTTTGCCCAGCCTTCTTTGGAGTCTTTAACATGAACAATAGTATCGCTGTCAAACAGTTTTTCAGGAATCTCTGGTAGCTTATTAACATATTTCTGCTCCACGCTAAAGCCTACACCTGTACCACACAAAAGAATATACATAGCCTCGTCAAAGGCTTTAGGATCATCAATAGGAAGATACGAACAATTGTAGCCTGCAATGTTCTGGCGTTCCAGAGCATCCCCTGCTGTCATGATTGACCGCATGGATGGCATAACTTCAAGATTAGCTACTGCTTGTTCTAATTCATCACGCAGGGCCGTATCTAGCTTGTAACCGTGCTTATTTGCTAGATGTTTCTCCATGAAGTTAAAGTATCGTGCCACTGTCTCTTCCCAGTGTTCCCGCCGGTTCTTGTCATCAAGAAAGCGAGAATATCTGCTTTTGGCTATATACGTTTGGTAGGGTGTCATTATTTTCCTTCTTCTAATTCAATGAGTTTTTCAATATAATGGATAGCCTTTTTCAGGTCTTCCACGCCTCCCTTGTCTTTCCAACGGGACAGATATTTTACAGCATTGCCAGTGAAATAGCAAAGGTTATTTTCATGAATATAATCCCACGGCTGTATTGACTTTTTCGTATAGTGAGTGCCTCCTACCTGTTTATCCTTGATCGGTTCTTTACCTTCTGCTTCCATAATTTTAGAAATATATTCAATTGTTGTCATCATTACTGGGTGCTGTGTGTCCATTGCTGTATTTCCTCTGTAGGTATTCAATGCTTAAAAAAAGCTCATCAAAGTGACCATCCTCGACTTCATTCATGACAAGAAGTCCACGCCAATGCTTGTTACTTAGCTTGTCCATATATGATTCATCGTGCAGGTAGTAACTACCAACGACAATAGAACAGATAGGCTTACCATCAGCACGTTTACCATAGGCGACTTGTTTGCCTTGCTGATGTCCTGCTATGCAACTCATGTGGAGTTTGCTGATAATAGCCGCAGGAGAAGCAGCAGGTCTACCCATAGCACCAACAGGCCAATAATGGTTAAACCCAACGCCATTGATAAATACAGGATGCAGGAACTCGTGTACTTCCCAATCTTTTTCATATTCTAAATCCTTTGTAGATATCAATCCTTCCAGCATAGGATTATTATTAATAGCTCTGTCGATTCTATTCTCATGGTTACCCATCGTTAAAACCATGCGAGGTTTATAGACCTTGTGTTTATTTATCTTCTGTTGCTTTTGCAGTTCTCGCAAGGGTTGCAGGAGAATCTGCATTGCTTTCTTAGCGACATCGACATCCTTCTGATAGCGCAAGCCTTCAAAGTATTTTGAGCCTTTGATGTCATGACTCGAAAGACTTGGCATATCAGCAAAGTCACCAATGTTGACCACTACATCAGGCTGGTAAGTACAGATAGCTTTGCCAGCCCATTCAAGGTGATCAAGAGGGATTCCTTCTTTGATTTGACAATCAGGAATTACTAGTATTTTCATCAGTGCTTTCCTCGTTCATTTTCCATAAATCAACTGGTCTATGTTCACCACCGTTGTTTAACTCTGGATGCTCGTTAAGAAGATTATGAAATAAATCACTATTAAGTTCTCTTCCGGGAGCACTGGCGTAATTGTGGTCAAATAATGGATTCTTTACAGAATAGTAAACCTGTGAACGAATATCGTATCCATAAGATGCCTCCAATACTTTTAGAACCTCCTCAACAATTTGAATCCATGTAGGGCCAGAGAAGCTATGTGAAAAACTATAATGAGTATCTGGATAGTCTGAGTCATTATAATTATCTGTGGAAATATTAAAACTGACTGTTGTTTCCTTGAAATTGTTCATACTGTTTCCTTCCTGTATTTTGAAAAAATAATCTTCAAGTTGCATTAAAAGCCTCCTTAATCGACGGGAATTCTTTAAAGATTATATCTCTACATTGTTCCGCTACTTCACGGTGTTCCTTTTGTGTTGACTTATCGCAACGAATATCAATGTAGTGCAGCCAGCTACGTAGGGTTCCATTCATGTACATCCTACTCATGGTTAACCCTTCAGGTAAAACTTTACGAGCTACCTCTTTAGCTATTCCCTTGTTGATCGCTTCATTGTAGATAAGCTCTGCATGATCAATTAAGGAATTCTGAGCATACCCCCACCAGTATTTTAAAGAAGGATCATCTATTTCAATACTGTTTTGTCTGTTTGCGCTATCTTGTAACCGAGCAGTAGTGCTTGTAAAAGACGACACTTCAGCATACCTTTGGCTGAACTCCTGAAAAGAAAAACTTCTGTGCCTAAGTATTTGTCTGGCGATATCTCTAGTGGTTTCTATCTCCATACAGACATTAACCATTTCAAAAGGTGACCAGTGTTTATTGTCTATAAGATATTTAAGCAGCTTCGGGGCCGTTGCCGTATTGTTTTGGTTCGCTGGGTTGCTTACCCTTGCCATGTACGCTATCTTTTCCTCCGCTTTCGGTGTTATCCACATCACATTCACTTGGGTCATAAAGCCGTCCTTCTTTAACTGCTTGTCTTAACATAAACATAAGAGCAAATCTTATAAGATCTTCTTTTTCCTGAAGAGTTACCTCCATAGTGTAATCTGCTGAACCGTCTTCATTCTCTTTAATAAGATTTAGTTCCATGATTTCCATCCTTTAATAAAATATTCAGCATCGACAATCGCTAGTGGCTTATGCTGGTTTTGTTTAATAAAAACAACAGGCTCGTGTGTCCCGTGTGAGCAGGCTTGATTGTAGAAGTCATAGACGGCGATACGTGCATAGCTTTTACACTCAATCTGCCAAGGATACACCTTACGTGCGGCAGGAGAGAGCATTACATCCTCACCGCCAGCGCCCATTGAGGTTGACTTAATATCATCAGGCTCTAGTGTTGGCTCAAATGCCAACAACTGATTAGCTACCCACTTCTGTAGGTTTCTTCCCTTAGCCTTTGCTGAAGATGTTTTCATGCTTTTGTTTTATCGTACTGGTGTAGCAATGCACCAAAGGCATCAGTAAACTCTTCATCATGATTAGTTTTACCCATCGTGAAAAGAATAGCATGAACCAACTCGTGCATGAGTGTCTGGCTTGTTGTCTGCTCATTCATACCTGCACGGATGAGAATCTCCTGCGTGGCTGGACTGCAACTTCCATAATCGGCTAATCCTTCGACGAGTCTGACTGTCCAGTCGAATCCTGCGAGGGTGAAGGAGGATACCATAGCTGGTCTGGGAGTCGCCTTAACCATAATAGCCTCGCATTCTCAAGAACCATGTCTTTGTTTCCACCATAGGCTTCAATACACGCATCATAATACTCCTGTTCTGTTTTACAATCTTTTAAGATTTTATTAGCTTTTACTGGCCCGATTCCTCTAAGACCAATAATATTATCGGTACGGTCACCGGTAAGGAGTTGACAATAAAAGTTATGTCGTCCTTCTTCCTCAGTGATGTAATACTTTTCTTTCTTGACAAAGTTGTAGTGCCATCCGGGAACCTGATCAAAGTCTTTATCAATGGACACTATCCAGTAATTTCCTTGGGAGGCTTCGGTCGCAATGGAGTCATCAGCCTCTTGACCTGTGACGGTTTCTGCTCCGAGCCTTCCGAGATAGTCTCTGAGGGCTTCGTAGTGTCTGGGTCGCTTGAAGTCTTTTCTGTTTCCTTTGTATGGGGCTGTCTTTGCCACCATATATCGAAAATTCCCGGCTCCTGTGAGGTAGGCTTTGTAGTCATCGCAGTTTAGCTCCGTATAAACTATTTCAAACAACAGCTCCTTAGCTCTAGCAAAACAGATTTCCTCTGTTTCCTCTTCTGACGCAAACGCTACCCTGTATACGATAACGTCTGCGTCAATAAGAGCTGTTTTAGGAAGCTCAGAGGGTGTCATCGTCTTCCTGTTTTTTAGGAGGAATGTATGTTTTAACCTCTGTTACGATAAGGTATGTCTTATCCTCTTTTTTGCTATGCAAGACGGTAGGAGAATTGCCCGTTTCATCACTACGATCATGCCTGTAGGCAGCAATAATGGCTTCACACTTGGAACCGTTACCAAGGGTGTCAACCGCTACCAGATTTCCTTTAGTATCTCTAGGCTTAAACAAGAATTTACTCTTGGCAACAATGAAGTTACCCATCAATTCTTTGTGTTTGACACGAATACCAAGACTGGCAAGTTTAACAACATCATCATCAGAGATGTTACCAATGGTGCATTCGTATCTGTCATTAGTTTTGCCAAACTTTTTATTGAATTCAACCATCCATCTATTCCAGAACAATTCACCAGAGATTTTAACGGGCTTAAGATCGTTCATTTCAGTTCCTTTGAAAGTTAATAAAATGCCTGTCTTTCCAGACTGTCAATGTATAG